GAAATCCAATCGATGGAGTGAATTCTCTGTCGCCTATTGCATCGGCTTTCAAAATTAAATGCATTAGATCACCTTCTATAGCATCATCATTAGATGTATTAATAACTATATCGCCTGTAAGCTCAGTTGGTTGTACAATCGTACGTCGAGTTTTGGTAGCAATGTCCAGTAAAGCAGCATAATCCGGTGCGATCCGGTCAAAACTGTGTTCTGCCGGTTCTGCCGGTTCTGCCGGTTCTGCCGGTGTAAGCGAACCACTAACGAATGGCAAAAAAACAGTGCCGTTGTATATTAAAAATATATTCGCTGTAGTCCCGGCAGGTAAAGAAATAGACGACACAATTAATCCAGCGAAATTAAGGTCCACAGTTACATCTGAATCACCAACTTCGATTGCAGCCAAAACCTTATCACCAATTTTAATATCTTCTGTAGCTGCAAACGTCAAATTTCCATCTGCACTTATACTTACATTTGCAACTGTGAAAGATCGCTTCACAGTTACTTCTATGTCATTATTTTCACTATCAAGAACCACGTTTATTTCTTCCTGTGTAGGGAAAACTACCTCAACCTTTTTATTAGCATCTTGGCTAATATCCGGGGCGATCCAGTTGTAGAAAGCGTTTGTTTTACTATTAATTACTGACATGATTGTAGGATTTAAGATTTATAATCACGATTGAAAGCCTTTTTATAAAGCTCTTTGAACCTGTTTAAGTTGTTTGCCTTCAAGTGTTCGGCTTTTCCTTCACGAACATACTTGTGAAAGTCCCAGTCTTTTTCACCATCTGGAACAGTTTCTTGACCAAGAGTTTCAACAGCACGCCCCACACCTTTTATGGCGTCCAACGCCTTCTTAGCTTCGGCAAAATCGGTGTTTGCCAACTTAGTATAAGTTGCACGTAAGCTCTCATCAATTTTCTTGTCTGCAATAGCACTGTCAATCAAAGATTTAACCTTACTCTGCTTATGCTCTTCAACAACAGCCTTAAGATCTTGTATTTCTTTATCTTTAGCCGTAAGCTGTTTAGCATTATCATTGTTTTTTGCAATGATAGCACTGAGTGTTTCCATTACCTGATCTTCTTTGGCATCAGCTGCCAATCCAATCATTACTGCAATTGTTTCTATTTTCATATTATTTAAAAAATTTGGTTGTGTCGTTTTTTTTGCCATTAGCTTAAGCTCTTGAACCTCCATTATTTCACCATCAACACCATAAAGCCTTATTGCATTACCGTTGCTTGGCACCGAAACTATTGATCCTTCTAACAATTCCCATCTTGTTACAACTAACTCCTCTTTGCCATCACGTAACTCTACCTCTGCATCTAGTGGATATATCCCAAGGCTGGCACCTTTAAGAAAATTGCGATCAACTTTGTTTTTTATTTTTAGCGACTCAGGATCATCAACATCGAACACTTCGTCGGCTATTAGCAAATTTTCTTCAACCCGTAGGTTTTCCCATCTGCCGATAACTTTATCATATTCGTGATTAAATAGCATCACCGGATTTGCATTGAAGCGTGTAAAGTCACCACCCGAGTTTTTTAGATAAAACCCGTGTGTGTTTCTAATTAGCTCGTCGTTAAGCGTGAATCCCATTATTTCATATTTTATTCGTTTTAGATTCTTGAAATTTTCAGCAAATAAATATGCTCTATAGCAAATTGTCAAATTATGTACGAAGGGTATTTACAACTATACATACCTTATGTATATAATCTTGAATTAACACCTGTTATGCTTTTTTTTGCAAAAAAAGCATAATAAGCACATGAACAGGCAGCAAAAAAAAGATTACGCAAAAATGCTCTATCTGCAAGATTTGAGCATTACTCAAAAGGAAATAGCAGAACGTGCCGAGGTTGCGGAAAAAACAGTGTCAAACTGGGTTAATAAAGAAGGGTGGGAACAGCTACGTACTAATTTGCTCACTACTCGCGAAACTCAGCTATCGCACCTATACGGACAGTTGCGTGTCTTGAATAAAACAATTGCAGAACGAGAAAACGAAGCGAGATATGCAACCACAAAAGAAGCTGATGTGCTAATTAAGCTTACGTCCGCTATTAGAAATCTTGAACAAGATATGAGCATTGCAGACATTGTTTCAGTTGCAAAACGTTTTCTGAACTATGTTAGAAATATCAACATGAAACAAGCAAAAGAAATCTCAGCCTTATTTGATTCATTTATTAAAGACAACATAAGATAAGTGAAATGAGCCAGGCAAACCAAAAAAAGCACTTAATTGACTGGGAAGCATATCGGAAATCGCTTCTCGATGATAGCTATGTAGATACATCAATATCGCGTAGCGACATGGAAAAACACCGCATCGAGCTTGAACAAGACCCTCTCGAATGGATGTATTTCTTTTTTCCAAAATACGCTAAGTCTGAGTTTGCGCCTTTTCACAAAAAGTTTTTTAAAAGAGCTTTAAATAACCCAGAATGGTACGAGGTACTATCGTGGGCAAGAGAACTTAGTAAAAGCACTTGTGTAATGTTTGCCGTTCTGTATCTCATTCTTACAGGTAAGAAAAAAAACGTCATTCTTACAAGCAATTCTTACGACAACGCCGAGAGACTGATTGAACCTTATCGTGCTAATTTAGACAGCAATAGACGAATAACTTCGTATTATGGAGAGCAGATGTTACAAGGACACTGGGAAGCAGGTGAATTCAAAACGAAAAAGGGTGTCGCATTCAGAGCACTGGGTGCCGGGCAAAGTCCCCGAGGATCGCGTGACGAAGAAATACGACCTGATGTTATATTAGTTGATGATTTTGACACCGACGAGGAATGTAGAAATCCTGATACAATCAACAAAAAATGGGATTGGTTTGAACAATCTTTGTATCCTACACGAAGTATTTCTGAACCACTTCTTATTATTTTTGCCGGCAACGTAATAGCAAAAGATTGTGCAATTGTGCGAGCAGGGAAAAGAGCTGACAATTGGGACATAATTAACATCCGCGATAAAAAGGGAAATTCTACATGGCCAGCAAAAAACACAGAAGAGCACATTGATCGCGTACTGTCAAAAATTAGCACAAGGTCTGCACAGCAAGAATATTTCAACAACCCTCTATCACAAGGGGACGTATTTAAGGAAATGGTATGGGGACAGTGCCCGCCACTGAACACTCTAAAGTTTGCAGTAGTATATGCTGACCCTAGCACAAGCAATAAAGATCGTAGAACAAAAGGTACTAGCTACAAGTCCGCATTTCTGATTGGCTACAGAGACATGAAATACTATGTTTATCGTGGTTATTTAGACCAAACAGGCAACGAAAATTTCATCGGTTGGCTATACGACTTGAGAGACTATGCAAAAGATCAGACACAGATATATTATTTAATCGAAAATAATAGTTTGCAAGACCCATTCTACGAACAAGTCTTTATACCGCTATTTGCAAAATACGCAAAATCACTTGGAACCATCCCCGTTACACCCGACACACGAAGTAAGCCGGACAAGTATGTACGTATAGAAGGAAATCTAGAACCGGTCAATAGAGCCGGTAATCTTATTTTAAACATACAAGAAAAAGGCAACCCACATATGGACAGACTTGAGGAACAATTTTTACTCGTAAACCCAAGACTTTCCGCCCCCGCGGATGGACCTGACTGTATAGAAGGTGGTGTGTTTATTATTAATCAGAAAAACAGCAAGATGGCAAACGGTGCTATCACTTGGGGTCGAAAACGCAAAAACACTAAAAGAATATAATATGCTTATAACAATTATTAAACGAACAATTAATTACATAGCTGTAAAAAATGCTATAAGAAACGCAAAAGCTTTACACAAATTGTCAAGGAAACGACACTATGTGCTTAAAATTTATGGTAAAGTAAGAGTATATGACAGGGCTCATGTCAATTTTCTAATTAACGAGGGCGTGCTACACAAAAAACTACGCAACTGGGTAGAATTGGAGAAACATTGTTTGTATTTCACGAAGTAGCATTGTAGCACTTTTAAATACCTTTTAAATCCTTTTAAATTTAAACTTAAATGATTTTAACGAACAGAGAACCACAAAAAAATAATCGCCCCGTAAAACGGCTTAAAAACGCATTTATATGTATTTAAACAAAACGGACATTGAAGGTGCAGGGATGTACCCCGAAATATTAGAAACAATATCACGCGAGGATGAGCATATTACTACTGCAATAGAAGAAGCAATGAGTGAAGTAGCTGCTTATTTGCAAGCAAGATACGATATTGATTTAGAGTTTCAAAAAACCGGTACAAATCGCCATAACCTTATTGTGAAAATAGTAAGAGACATCGCTATATATAATATATATAATATAAGTAGCCCTGTTAATATGCCCGAAATTCGTGTCCAGCTTTATAAAGATCGCATTGCTTTTCTAAAAGATGTAATGGCAGAAAAAGCAGTTATAAAAGGACTCAGAAGACTAACTGACCCAAAGGGTGGAAGTTCTTATATACGCTTTGGTGGAAACAAACCTCGAACTAATCATTACTAATACAATTAATATGGCAAATAAAACACCGGACATAATAGTTCAGAACATAACTATTAAGCAGCCAAACCGAAAAAGCACCGACATACAAGTGTGGCGCGATGCAATTAAATCGTTTGAGAATACACAAAATCCCAGCAGAGTAAAATTATACGATTTATACGACGATGTTTTGCTTGACGGACATATTGAATCGGTTTGGGGTAAAAGGCAGGATAATATATGCAACAAAGAACTCGTATTTACAAAAGATGGCGAAACAGACGATGAAATTGCAAAATTGTTGAATTCACCTGACATGCGAAATATGCTGAAAGATATACTAGACAGCATATTATGGGGATACACTTTAATTCAAGTGAACTCCATAGTTTACAACGAAGACGAAGAAAGATACATTATTGATTATGATCTTATTCCAAGAAAACACGTACACCCTGAACCAAAATTAGAGTGTATCAGCAAGGATCAACTGAGAGCCACACCTGATATATTTTATAAAGAACCCCCATTAAGTAAGTATATGCTATGGGCCGGGCAAGCTAAAGATATGGGCTTACTAATTAAAGCAGCACAATACGTTATATATAAGCGTGGCAATTTTGGCGACTGGGCACAATTTGCCGAACTTTTTGGCATGCCTTTCCGTGAAGCCAGGTACGAAGATTATGATGATCAAACACGCGCAAAATTGGAGCAGGCAATGGAGTTCTATGGTGGAGCACCTTACGCTATATTGCCTAAGTCTGCCGACTTCAAATTACATGATGCAATGAAAGGAACTGCCGGAACTCTCTACAAATTACTTCACGATGCTTGTAATGCGGAGATTAGCAAATGCATATTGGGCAATACCCTTACAACAGAACAAGGAAGCAACGGAGCTCGTGCACTTGGCGAAGTACATCAAGATGTTGAAGACGCAAAACATCTTAGCGATCAGAAGTTTATTACCGATATTCTAGACACTAAGTTCAAGTCTATTCTTAAGGTGTTTGGTTTTAATGTAACCGGCGGACATATTTGGGATAAACTAAGTAAAAAGTGGGAAGTTCTTGACAAGTTTAGCAACAAAGTTCCTGTTGATGATGATTATATGTACGAGGAGATGGGTATTCCGAAACCGGAAAACTACGAAGCACTAAAAGAAGAGATGCGAGAAAGACAAGCTCAAGGTATGTTTCAACCGGAACAATTATCGGCTGATTTAGAAAGCAAAAAAGCCGGTGTATTTGGCAGGATATTAGATTTTTTCGTATAAGGGCGGCTCGTAGTCGCCCAAGTGATATAAACCTAGACGCAGAGTACTTCAACAATGATGTTAAGGAGT